GGCAAAGCAATGATTGTTTAATAAAAAAAATTGTTATCAATGTTAGACAATTACTTTATGCAAGCCCTCGATGCTTGGAAGGCTGTGTGCGATTTTCACATCACAGTCTACGATCGTAAGGGCAATGCGCATTCAGGTATGCTCTATCAGCAGCCGTCGAGGCGTGATAGTTCTGTCGGATGGAAGTACGTCCACCTGCGTAATTGCAACGGCGACATTGCTCGCTACAACATCAGAACGGGAGAAATCACTGTCTGATGAATCCGAGGCACGGGAACTATTTCCGTGCCTTTTTCGTACAAATTTCCGAAAACATTTTGCCGTTTCGGAATTTCTTCGTATCTTTGCCCTCGAACATCGCCAATCTATGTCCGAGCGCGGGCGGCGGTGCGACATTGAGGGAAATAAAAGAAAAAGAAGCGTTATGCTCTTCTTGCGTTCTGAAACCTGAGAAATTTCATAATATGGCAAGAGTTCATGATAGCTTCCATGCGATGGCGTGGATGTTGTCACTCTCCCATATTAGGTTTTCTCAGGACCCCAGAACGGAGAAAGGACATACAGTTCCACGCTTCTCACGTTAATATAATCGTCTTCCGAGGGGCTGGGAGGACGGGCTTGGAAACAAAGAAAAGACTATGGACTTTAAAGATTCTATCCTGCAGCTGGCCGAGCGCGTGAAGTCGCTCAAGGAATCCATCCAGACAGAGGAGGCCACCAAGAACGCATTCATCATGCCATTCATCCAGGCACTGGGATACGACGTGTTCAACCCGCTGGAGGTGGTGCCCGAGATGGACTGCGACATCGCCAAGAAGAAGGGCGAGAAGATAGACTACGCCATCATGAAAGACGGCTCGCCCATCATGCTCATCGAGTGCAAGCACTGGAAGCAGGACCTCAACCTGCACGATAACCAGTTGAAGCGCTACTACGTAGCATCGAAGGCGAAGTTCGGCGTGCTGACCAATGGCATCGTGTACAGATTCTATACCGACCTGATCAAGGAGAACATTATGGACGACGTGCCCTTTCTCGAGTTCAACTTGGAGAAGATACGCGAAACACAGATAGAGGAGGTGAAGAAGTTCTGCAAGGAGAACTTCGACCTGGACAACATCCTGAGCAGCGCCAGCGAACTGAAGTACATGTCGGAGGTAAAGAAGGTGATACGCACCGAATTTGCCGAGCCCTCGCCCGAACTGGTAAAGCTGCTGACAAAGCGCGTCTACGAGGGTATCGTAACACAGAAGGTGCTCGACCAGTTCACCGATATCGTAGCGCGAGCCTTGCAAAGTCACATCAACGACGTGATGAGCGAGAAGCTCGGCATCGCCATCAAGGCTACGGAGGCAGCTGGTGCTCCGATACAAGCATCAGCAGTTCCGCCAGCATCAGACCAAAATGAAGCAAAGGGAGAAGAGCCTCAGAAGGAGGACGACAAAGCCTCGAAGATCAACACCACTGAAGAGGAGATGGAGGGCTACTACATCGTGAAGAGCATCGTGTGTGAAATCATCGCCCCGGAGCGTGTGACCCATCGCGACTCGCAGTCGTACTTCGCCATCTTTGCCGATGACAACAACCGCAGGCCTATTTGCAGGCTCCATTTCAACAACCCAAGCAACAAGCGCATAGGCTTCATAGATGAAAGCAGGAACGAGCAGATGGAGACCATCGACAAGGTGGAGGACATCTACAAGTTCAAGCAGCAACTGATAGAGGCTGCCAAGCGGTATGTGTAAATAGGGCGGCAGGCAAATGAGCAATCACAATAATATGGCACAACAAGGACTGGGCGCAATGTGGCAAGCAAATAATATTGTCACATAGTGTTCTGTCCCCAGTGTGCTAATCTTAGAAATAAATAACATGAAAAAAGTCATTCTACTATCCGTTTTCCTCTGCAATATTGCAGAGATATGTGGACAAATATATGAAAGAGAGAAGCCACTATTTGTTTTGACTGAACATAGAGTGCACTTGTGTGGTGTATATGAGAGAGACAAGGATGGGTTATACGTCTTTAACGATTATGAAGGATATAGATCTGTATCACCAGATGATTTCGAGAAAAAATCAGTAGGCAAGGAACGCTTTTATAGTTATGATAATACAAATAATATCTTGTTTTTCTATACAGATAATGTTATAGGGTATTATAATCCATCTCAAAATTACCCAATGAAGCAAGTAATAAAAGGTATTAAGAATAGCAATGTGCCGATTGTTTCGACAGGTGACAAACAGCGATCCATAAATATAGCTAGAAGCATATTGGACAGGGTCTATAAAGATAAAAACGATAGTATTTCAGAATTACGCCGCATCATAAAAGAAAAGCAAGTAAAAGCACAACGCGATGAACAAGAAAAGAAAAGAAGTGAATATAGGAAAAGCCATAATTGGAATAATCTTATCTTGGATTATGCTGTTGAACTAAATTGTAGATTCTGTGAGGATACCCATCTTGAACGAGAACTATACGTGATTTCACTAAGTTCAGATACAATATATTATCTTCTGAACCGGCCAGATTTCATTATGATGGGAAAGTCATACAGCAGACTGCATTATGGAGAAATGCCCAAGCTTCTAAAAGAGAATAAAAAATTTAAAGAATATGTGGAAACATGGCGTGACTCAATTGCATCACATAATAATTTGAGCAATACAGAAGCATTTAATATTAATTTAATTAGATATAATCAATTCAGAAATGAGATAAGAAAAGAAGCACCTTACGGATACATTGAAAGTTGGGGATGGAACTTAAACTATGCTAATGGTGTTGAGCCATACTTCACTTACTATAACACCTCATCCAAGACAATCAAATATGTTGATTTCTATTTTAACCTCTATAATGACGTTGGTGATAAATGCTATCTGAAATACGACAAATCGTATACAGGCCATGTAAGAGGGGTCGGGCCAGTAAAATCCTACGATAAGGGAGAATGGAGCTGGGACAAAGCTACTCATTACACATCGGGAGACGCATCAGAAATGAAGATAGTAAAAATAGTTATAACATATATGGACATGACTATCAAAACTCTGACTGAGAATGCAATAAAATATAATCAATAACAGCAATAGGACTGGGCTCACAGGGGTTTTCCCCCTGTGAGCTGTAAACCCTCATGCAGAAGGAGAAAAATAATAGTCATGGGGACTGGCACCTGAGTTACGGCAGTCTACTAAAAAATCCCTCGCACAATTTTGCGGGGGATTTCTTTTTTTCATAGCCGTGGGGACAGATTCCTGAGTCATAGCATCCGTCATACCTAAGTACCTGTCTTAGAAATCCCCGTGACTATACGGTATCCACTACGGACACTCTCTCAATTATCAGTTCCAGCATCGAACGAATCTTTTCGAGGCTGCCTGTTGCAATCTCTATGTCAAACGTATATGCCATCCCTTAATATCCGCTGACGAAGAAGACTGTTCATGTTGTCACGGAGCCTGACCATATCAACCTTGCAGCCAAAGAGCTGTTCAAGTTCTGTCTGGATCTTGTCAAGCGTCAGCAACGAGGGGACTGCGCCTTCGTAGCACACATCTACGTCGCTGTCGCAAGTCTGTTCGCTGCGTGCCACAGAGCCGAAGATGCCAAGCCGGGTCAAGCCGTACTCACGCTGGGCCTTAGGCTTGTACTGTCTCAGAAGGTTTAATATTTCAGTCTTTGACTTCATCTTTGTCTTCACTTTCGTATTCACGCTGCAAATATAAACAGAATTCCCGAGACTCGCAAGAAAAGACAGGAAAAAGTGCTGGATCGTTTGGTTTTCCCGATTATTTTTTGTAACCCGTCAGGTGCTCCGTCGCCCACTGTCTGAACTGCGTGCCGCGCAGGCCCCTGACTCGGTAGCCCACGGCGATAATCATCTCCAGCGAGTAGAATACGACGTTGTAATTCTTGCCGTCGACGGCAGTTGTCAAATATTCTTTGACAGCTGAATTTTCATCTAACTCTCTCTCTTTCAGAATGTTAATGATATGATAACTAATAGTTTGCTTCGAGGTGGCAAAAAGTTCAGCCATCTGTTTTGTAATATATATCTCCAAGGAAGGTAGGAAAGTAAGAAAGTAGGAAAGTGGACATGAAGGTATTTTGGAGGGAGGGGATATATTACGTAATTAACATTTATTAATAATTAACTTATACTTAAAATGTATCTCTTCCTCACTACGAAAATAGGTAAATGTCTACTTTCTTACTTTCCTACTTTTCTACTTTCGTCATCGGGAAATCGGAAATAATTTTACGTACGACAACTAATCCGGCAGGCCTGAAAACATGCCTCTGAGCCCCTGCCGGGCAAACTAAAACTTTGCTCCGAGGAAAGTCGGACTTTCCCCGGAGCAAACCTCCACTTTCCTCGGAGGAAAGTCAGAGCCCCCGTTTCAGGGCGTTTCAGGCATGATGCAAACGGAACACCATGTATTTGATATTTGTTTACAAATCACC